AAGACGAGGACAACTATATATGCGAAAAAGACCATTAAACATAAACGTAGACGACTTTAAGCTCTCTGTTAAATCTCATAATAACATGCAGATTTATGACAACTATACAGTAATTCGGTATTGGCCTGTAGATGATGTTTCTTTTGGTACTGTTGTCTACGACTTCACCCCAAGAGAGGTAGCTTATATACTTGGCGATATGCTTAATGTAAGGGAGGCAGATGACTACACTTTTGAAGACGGATCATACAGGTGGAACTATGTTTAAGGGGAGATAATGCCAGCAGTATTTGATGTTGAGACAGACGGGCTTCTTGAAGAAGCTACTAAGGTACACTGCTTAAGCTACACACAAGATGGGGAGAATTATCACACACTATTCAAAGACAAAGAAATCAAAGAGTGGATAGAATCACAAAAAGTTCTTATCGGCCACAACATTGTTCGGTATGACATCCCTGTACTTGAGCGTATCCTTGACGTAGACATCAAAGCTAAACTCTATGATACCTTGCCCATATCTTGGGTTATCAACGTGGACAGACCTTCTCATGGCCTTGACTCTTTCGGGGAAGACTTTGGTATCCCTAAGCCTAAGATTGATGATTGGGAAAACCTAACACCTGAAGAGTATGCACATCGTTGCACAGAAGACGTGAAGATTAACTGGTGTTTGTGGCAAGACCTAATCAAACGATTCAAGTTCGTCTATGGCAAAGACAAAGTTAATATGGACAGGTTCTTTCAGTACCTTACCTTCAAGATGAAGTGTGCAGCTACGGCAGAACAAGTCAAATGGAAACTTGATGTTGACCTCGCACAGAAATCTCATGATGATCTTGAGAAACAACAAGAGGAGAAAGTAGAACTACTCAAACAACACATGCCTATGGTTCCTAAGTACAAGATGCAGAACTCGCCTAAGTCTATCTACAAGAAAGATGGGACTCCTTCTGCAGCAGGCCAACGTTGGCTTGACACGCTTATGGAAAATCAGCTACCCAGTGACCACAACTCACCTGTCAAAGTACTCTCTGGTATGGAAGCACCTAATCCTAACTCCGTTCCTCAAGTAAAGGACTGGCTGTTTTCATTGGGGTGGGAACCTTGTACCTTCAAGTATGACAAAGATAGTGAGGGCAAAGAGAAGAAGATTCCTCAGGTTCGATATAGTGAACCCGGACACCCAAAGAAAGGAGAACTAACGGAATCAGTCAAGCTTCTCATAGACAAAGACGAAGGTGTTGGCATTCTTGATGGCCTTACTGTTATTCAGCATCGCAAAGCTATCTTCAAAGGTTATCTTGAAAACGTGGATGAGGATGGTTATGTTAAGGCTGAGATAAGTGGGTTAACAAATACTCTTCGCTTCAAGCATAAGTCACCTCTGGTCAATCTTCCGGGTGTTGATAAGCCTTGGGGTAAAGAGGTACGTGGTTGCCTTACTTCACCTGATGGACATACCTTGTGTGGCTCTGACATGGCTTCTCTTGAGTCCACTACCAAGCGACACTTCATCTATCCTTATGATCAAGAGTACGTTGAGGAAATGTCTGTTGATGGTTTTGATGAACATCTTGACCTTGCAACTAAAGCAGGCTACATCACAAGTGACGACTATCGGTTCTACACTCAGTCAGATGAAGATACGGTTAATGACAAAGACAGGTTCAAGTCTATCAAGACAGTCCGTAAGAAATTCAAGCCTGTAAATTACAGCTCCGTCTATGGGGTTGGTGCACTAAAGATGTCTCGTACTACTGGCATGTCAGTTAAGGAAGCTCAAGCACTAATCGACGCATATTGGGAACGTAATTGGGCTGTTAAGGCTTTTGCTGATGATGCTGAGGTCAAGACTGTAGGCGGCCAGATGTGGGTGTGGAATCCTGTGTCTCAATTCTGGTACACTCTTCGTTACAAGAAGGATACATTCTCAACACTTAACCAAGGTACTGGTGCTTACTCTTTTGATACTTGGCTTGGTTACTGTATGATTCGTGGTGTACTCCCTTGTTTTCAGGCGCATGATGAGCTTGTCACTACCTTAAGAGAGGGCCAAGAGTCTAGTTACGAAGAGGTTCTTAGGTGGGCCATTAAAAAGACCAACGACAAACTTAAACTAAATGTGGAGTTAGATATAGATGTACAGTTCGGAAAAAACTACGCCAACATTCACTAGTTGCATTGTTCCTGATGGCGGATACCCTACACAAGATGGCTACCTTAGGGTGCTAACCAAACCAAGGAAAGAAGGCGGCAAGCTAAAGATGCTTCATAGGCTAGAGTGGGAAAAGGTAAATGGACTTATACCAGATGGTTATGAAGTAGATCATAGGTGTAAAAATAGGATGTGTCAGAACACTAATCATATGCAAATCTTAACAAGGAGAGAACACAGATCAAAAGACAACGCCCAAAGGAATTTATCCCGTACTGTGGAACTGCTCAAGTGGGTGAAAGACAACCCAACAAAAACACATAAGGCTATTGCAGAAAAGTTTGAGGTTACTCAGTCTGCAGTTACTCAAATGCTAAAAAGATACTCAGAAATCTACTAACTACTATGACGAAAGCTATTGACTCAAGTTCTTATACTTGATATAGTTTTCCTAGAGTTTTTGATACGTAACAGGAGATAAAATACGTATGGCTAAGATTAAACTAACTGGCACTGCAATGTACGCTCGTCTTCGTGAAGATAACAAAGACACAGGCAATGCAAGCACACCGGATAACATCCGCGCTAAACTTCAAGAAGTCGGTGGTGTTTACTTGATGAACTTGTACTTTGATGATTCAGTCAAACGCAAGGACTTGATTGCAGCAGGTGTCCCCCACAAAGGAATGCTTGGACAGCTTATCAAAGAAGACAATGAAGGCAATCTGTTCTACAAGTGCAAACGCAATCACCAGCGAGTAAGTAAAGATGGTAAGACTTTTGTATTTGGCCCACCTAAAGTAACTTATCAAGGTGAAGACTTCACGGACAACATTGGTAATGGTTCTATTGTTGAGGTAACTCTTGATCGTTGGGATGGTAATAGTGTAACACTTGTTAGTATGGAAGAGGTTAATATCATCGACCTAATTCCTTATGAAGCACCTGAGCGTGAAGAGGTAGAAGTCACTTCTGTTGGTGGCAAAGGTTCTTACTACAAGCCTCCAGCAGACACACCAGAGACCAACTCAGCAGTTAAACCCGCCCTTGAAGTAGCAGATGATGAGGTGCCTTTTTGATGAAAACAATTAACACACTGGTAGCAGACATTAACAACGTAATCTTAGGGAATGGAGGGTGGGACGCAACACTAACAAAATACTTGGCAGATACAATCTCTCAAGTTACAGAGGACAGGTTTTCAAAGCCCCAAGAACCACGGGGCTACCTCTCTCTGTCAGCACTAGGTTCCCCTTGTCAGCGTAAGTTGTGGTATACGGTTAATGAGACAGACAAGGCGGAACCTCTTTCTGCTGAAGCACTAGGGACTTTCTTCTACGGTGACTTGTTAGAAGCTGTAGTTATTGCCCTAGCCAGAGCAGCAGGACATGACGTACAAGGTGAACAAGATCGTCTTGATGTTCATGGAATTAAAGGGCACCGAGATTGTGTCATTGACGGAGTTACGGTAGATGTCAAGTCAGCTAGTAAGTATGGCTTCCAAAAGTTTGCAAGCGGTAATCTAAGAGAAGACGACCCTTTCGGTTACATTAGTCAGTTGAGTTCCTACGTGTATGCTGGTAGAGATGATCCCTTGGTTACCGACAAGACACGTGGCGCTTTCCTTGTTGTTCAGAAAGATCGCTGGAAACTTTGCCTTGACGAGTATGACTTCACTGAAGAGATGAAGCACAAGGAACAGGAAGTTGAATCTCTCAAATCAATGGCTGGGAGTTCCAGTCCACCTGAAAGACTACCTGACGTACCTCAGTCTAAGACAAGCCCAAACAAGAAACTAGCTACTGCTTGTTCATACTGCCAATACCGAAAGCACTGTTGGCCTGAAGTTCGTTCATTCCTATATTCTGGCGGAGTGCAGTACCTGACAGAAGTTAATAAACAACCAAACGTACCGGAGATTGTACAATGACAGACAAAGTAATCAGCCTTAGGTCTCCTGAAAAAACTCCAGAAGAACTTCTAGATGAATGCAAAGAAGTGTTTCAAGACTTTATGATTATGGGTTATGATGAAGATGGAAATTTTAATGCAGCACTCACTAAATCTTTTGCAGACGGAGGTGACATCCTATGGGCCTTAGAGCTTTTTAAGCACAACCTTATGGTCGGAAGTTATGCCGAGTAACAAAATCTCAGTGCAGTCTGCCAAAGCGAAGGGACGTAGGCTACAGCAGTGGACTCGTGATGAAGTACTCAAGAACTCTGAAGACCTTGACCTTTCAGATGTAAGGAGTACTTCGATGGGTGCCGGAGGGGAGGACATACAGCTCTCCTCTGCTGCCCGTAAGCAATGGCCCATGTCTTTTGAGTGTAAGGCTAAGAAAGCTTTTGCCTTCTATAAGGACTACGAACAGGCCACAACTAACTGCCCTGAGGGTTCCGAACCAGTGTTGGTGTGCAAAGGAGACAGAAAGAAACCTATGGCAATTGTAGACGCAGAATGGTTCTTTAAGGAGTTTAGATGCAAGTCTGGAAAATAGAAAGGGGCCCGGAACCATTGCCGAACGGTGGTTATATTGTTTTTGCAATGGTAACTGCTGAAGATGACCCTAAAGATTACTGGACGGAAGAGTTTTACTTCCGTGAGTTTAATGATGCACATCGTTTCTGCGAGGAACTAAGGGTCAAGATGGAACCAATACAAATAGAATTTAACTTTGACGAAGGACTTCACTAATGAGCCGAACAACTGTAGTATACTCTTGTGCACACGCGGACCCCCAAGCAGATAACGAAAGATTTTCTTGGTTAGGTTCTTTTCTCTATGACCTAAAACCTGATATGGTGATTGATCTTGGTGACGGGGCTGATATGAGGTCTCTCAATTCTTATGATACAAGATACCCTCAAGCAATTGTGAACCAAAGCTATGAAGCAGATATTGAATCGTATAATGACTCTCAAGAACGCCTTCGCTGGAAGTTTAGGCATCACCGCAAGAAAAGACCATTTTGGGTTGGATTCGAGGGAAACCACGAGAACAGAATTAAAAAAGCTATCGCCAATGACCCAAGACTTGAGGGATCAAAATACGGGGTATCCTTCTCGCATCTTCAAACAGACCACTGGTTCGATGACTACCACGGGTATGACAACTCTGGTCCAGCCCTCGCTAGCTATGATGGTGTACTCTACAGCCATTTTATCTCTGGCGGGAATTATGGCACTGCTATCTCAGGCATCCATCATGCTCATTCTCTTCTATCCAAAGTTGGATGTTCTGTTTCTGTTGGTCATAGCCATAAATACGGGTATTACTATCAAGGCTCTACATACCCTAATCCGATTATCGGCCATGTGGTTGGCTGCTTTAAAGGCAAGGAAGAGTCTTGGGCGGGCCAAGCGAACAACGAATGGAGGCACGGAGTGGTCGTCAAACGTCATCTAGAGAATGGTGTATATGATCATGAATGGGTATCAATGAGAGCACTTAAGGAAGTTTATGCGTAATGGAATGGGCAATTGTAACGATAGTCTCTGTCTGCTTTTTAGCTATGATCTACAGTTTTTGGGATTGACTTATGTGTGTGAATCAGTATAACTTGGAGTCTTTCTGTGGAATTTGAAGTCACAATAAAAGTAAAAGTCGATGAACAAAATAATATCTTTGGTGTGTACGATGATGAAGTTGAGGTACTAGAGGAGATGTTCAGTAACTGGCTTCACGACTTAGACGAACTAAAAGTAAAAGGACTAGAGGTATATAAACTATGATCCAACGAGACGACATTGACGCGATGGCAATCTACAATGATTCTACTGGGTATTGGTCAGGATATGATGACAATCACTATGCTACACCAATGCAGATGGTAGAGTACTTCAAGAAGTTCACTGGTCAGAAAGGCACCCCACAACTTTACTCACGTCTTATCATGGAAGAGTACGATGAGTGGAAGCAAGAGTTGTTGCAGGTAAATGGCTCTCGTACAGCAGAACTTAAAGAACTTGCTGACTTGGTGTATGTGATCTTTGGCTATGCTCTTAGCAAAGGTTGGAACCTTGATGAAGCTCTCTACCGGGTCCATGTGAATAACATCTTGCGGGTAAAGCAACCTGATGGTACTGTTAAGCGACGTGAGGATGGTAAGATTCTTAAAGTGGATAACCCACCTAAAGTACGACTGGAGGACTTGGTATGAACTGGCTTAAGCGTTACTGGTACTACCTAAAGACATGGCGTTATCATCGTCAAGTAATCAAAGAACTAAACCAACTAACTGATAAAGAACTAAATGATATTGGTATCAACCGAGGGTACATTGACCGTCTTGTTTGGTTGGAAGCTGACAAAAATGCACGTGGAGGTGTTGAATGAAATATAAATCTAACTTGAACCCTATGTTCCGAAGCAAGTTCTCGGAAGACATCTTTAACCATAAGTATAAGCATGAAGGTGCAGAGACATGGAGTGCTCTTGCTAAGACCCTTGTAGACGATGTTTGTAGTGCTGGTGGTGATCAAGGGATGTCCAAAGAAGATAAGGAGCAGTTGACTACCTACATCCGAGATATGAAGTTTATCCCCGGTGGTCGTTACCTTTACTATGCAGGGCGTTCTAACAAGTTCTTCAACAACTGCTACTTGCTTAAAGCAGAAGAAGACACCCGTGAGGATTGGGCTAACCTGAGTTGGAAGGCTGAAAGCTGCTTGATGACAGGTGGTGGTATTGGGGTAGACTACTCAGTATATCGGGCTGAAGGTGAGCCTATCCAGCGTACAGGTGGCCAAGCCTCTGGGCCTATCCCTAAGATGAATATGATTAACGAGATTGGTCGTAGGGTCATGCAAGGGGGTTCACGTCGAAGTGCAATCTACGCAAGCCTCAACTGGAAGCACGGAGATGTTCACAAGTTCCTTAAAGCTAAAGACTGGGCAGATATGCCTGTAGGTAGTACAGGTAAGACGCTGTGGGATATCAAGCAAGAGGACTTCAACTTCCCCGCACCACTAGACATGACTAACGTATCTGTGAACTATGATACTGAGTGGTTGCTTGACTATTGGAAGACTGGTGATTATGGGCAGGTATTCCGAGAGAATGTAAAGCAAGCTCTTAAGACAGCAGAGCCGGGGTTTGCTTTTAACTTCTTCGACAAGGAAGACGAGACCCTGAGAAATGCCTGCACAGAGGTCACCTCTGCTGATGACTCTGATGTGTGCAACTTGGGTAGTTTGAACTTTGGTCGTATTAAGGATATCGAGGAGCTTAAAGAGGTTGTCCGTCTTGGTACCATGTTCCTTATCTGTGGTACCCTGAAAGCTGACTTGCCTTATGCTAAGGTTGGTCTTACACGAGCTAAGAACCGCCGTCTTGGTTTGGGTATTATGGGTATGCACGAGTGGCTTATCAAGAAGGGTTATCGTTATGAAGTAACCCCAGAACTTCATCAATGGTTGGGAGTGTACAAGGGTGTTAGTGATACTGTTTCTCGTGACTTTGCAGATCGGCTATCTATCAGTCGCCCTGTGGCTAACCGTGCTATTGCACCGACAGGGACTATCGGTATTCTTGCAGGCACTTCCACTGGTATTGAGCCTATCTTTGCTGTTGCTTATAAGCGTCGTTACCTTAAAGGCTCTAACCGTTGGCACTATCAGTATGTAGTGGACAGTGCAGCGCAAGAGTTGATTGACTTGTACGGTGCCAACCCGGATACTATTGAGAGTGCTCTTGACTTGAGTGAAGACTTTGAGCGCCGCATCAAGTTCCAAGCTGATGTTCAAGACTATGTAGATATGGCCATCAGTTCTACAATTAACCTACCAGCATGGGGGAGTAAAGCTAACAATGAAGACACTGTTGATAAGTTTGCAGATACGCTTGCTAAGTATGCCCACCGACTACGTGGCTTCACTTGTTACCCAGATGGTTCTCGTGGCGGGCAACCTCTGACTTCTGTACCTTATAGCGAGGCTGTAGAGAAGTTGGGAACTGAGTTTGAGGAGCACATTGAGAGTCATGACATTTGCGACCTATCCGGTCAAGGCGGTTCCTGCGGTATCTAAATGAAAACACCTTGTATTAAAGTCTGCAAGGTCTCTGACGGTAAGTGCCTTGGCTGTGGTCGTACACTAGAACAGATACGTCTATGGTCAAGGTACTCCGAAGAGGAAAGAGAAAGGATGGTAAGTGAGCTTCTACACAGTAATCAGTCGGAATAACTGTCAGTATTGTACAATGGTATTGGAGGACTTATATGAAGCAGGGGAACGTCCCATAGTACACCATGTGGACAAAGACCCTTCTATCAGGACACTCATGCTCATGGCGGGACTTAAGACAGTACCTCAAGTTTTTTCACCTGATGGATATCATATCGGTGGGTATCAAGAAACAATTCAATGGTTAATCGACAAGGATATGGACGACACAAATGACCCATATTGAGGATCAGTAATGGTACGACAAAATCCAAAACCAAAGACACGTCGAGTTGTAACAAAACATGATGCAAATAAATCTTCTATTGAGTTACTTCCTAAGACAGACAAACAAGGTATGTATATAGAAGCCCTAAAAGAGAGTGATCAAGTAGTTGTTCTGGGGCCAGCAGGTACGGGGAAAACTTATGTAGTGTCTACATTTGCTGCCAGTGAATATCACCTAAAGAATATTGAAAAGATCGTTATCACAAGACCTCATGTTGCCGTAGGTAAGGACATTGGCTATCTGCCGGGTACTCTTGAAGAGAAGTGTGCTCCTTGGGCTTTACCAGTGGTTGATGTACTTGAGAAGCATCTAGGTAAGGGGGTTGTAGAGACAGGACTAAAGAATGGCAACATTGAGACAGTACCCCTAGCCCTTATCCGTGGTCGTTCATTCGACAACACACTAATCATTATTGATGAAGCACAAAACTTGACTGTTGAAGAACTAAAAGCTTTGGTCACACGTGTTGGTGAGGGCTCTAAACTAGTTATCAATGGTGATGTTCAACAATCAGACCTTAAGCAAGGAGATGGGCTTTCTAAGTTGACACACTTAATAAAAAAGTATACACTTCCAATACCAGTTATTGAGTTTACTGTTAAGGATATTATCAGGAGTGATGTAACTGCAATGTGGGTTAAGACTTTTATGAAAGAAGGGATATGAGATACTATGAATCCATGCTCAATAAAAACAAAAAGGGAAACAAAGTGACTGATAACGTAAATCACCCAGTCCACTATGGTAACGGTTCTATTGAGTGTATTGACTACTTAGAAGACTTCCTCACCAAAGAAGAGTTCATTGGGTACCTTCGTGGAAATATCGGGAAATACATGCACCGTTGGCGCTACAAGAATGGCCTTGAAGACCTACGTAAGGCAGAGTGGTACCTAAACAAACTAATAGGAGTAATGAAAGATGAGACTTAAAGCACTAGCACTAGGGTTTATGTTTGGCATCACTACGCTATTTGTAAGTACCTCTCTACTAGCTGATGAGATGGATAACTGCAGGGACTTTGCTGACCGATATGTAGGACCAGTGACAGACGCACGGGATGTAGGTACACCACCTGAAGTCATCTTCCAACAGTTAGTAATGACAGGTAGGTTCAATCAAGAGAGAGCCTTTAACCTAGTACAAACTATCTATGTGCTACATAAGGACAGCACTAAAGAGGAGGTACTTGCTAGTTTTATGAATTGGTGTGTGGGAGAAGGAGCGTAATGAAGCCCTTTGATCAAGGTAAAAAAGGATTTAAGACTAATGACAACAACCCCTACAGGCAAGGGACACACAACTTCAAAGAGTGGGAACGAGGGTACAACCAAGGATATTACGAAAACATCTCTGGAGAAAGAGGCCAAACAGTTTACACAAAAAAAGAAGCCAAAGAGACTTACCCCTCTGACTTCTAGAAAATATATGGCTGGAATGTTTGGTGCTGCCCTGATGATTAACTCAAGAGGACAAGCACCTTGGTCTGAAATACGAAGGACCGCGTATGAATTAGCAGACTATATGTTAGATGATGATTAACTACTATGACAAAGGGGAACTTTCGGGTTCCTCTTTTTTATTTCATAATCAGTTCATCATACATCTTCAAAGCATCAAAAACAGTGTTGAGTTCTTCACTACCCAAATCACTTATTTTCTCTTCAATACCCAATTCCTCAAGAACTGTCCTTACTTTTCTCTTTGGATAAGACTCAATCTTAAGCATAGTCAGAAGATCCTCATCGTCAGACCTAGAGGCAACAGTATTCATATAAGAGAAGGTAATTTTCTTAGCCTGTTCTAACACGTTCTGAACTTGGACTCTTTTTTGATCAAGGTTTCCCTTTTTCCAGCTTTGCGTCGATAACAATTCTTTTGCTAAAGAGTTTGATACTTCATCAAAAATCTGATTAAATCTGTTATCAGCTGCAGCAGCATCTGTGTAAGAGCCTACAAGATAAGTTGGTTTAGATATCGCATTCAACATCCTCTCTGTTGAAGTCAACCTAGTCTCTCGTGTGGTCGAAAAAACTTTTGTCTCTTGTCCACGAAGTCGGCCTTCAACAGGTGAAAACTTTTCCGGTGCTACATCTTCAGACACTGCACCAATTACTTGATCCATATACCGAAAGGATTCGTTGAAGAGTTTGTTTCCTTGCTTTCTATCAGGAACCTGAAACTCGTCTTTACGAAGGAGGCCCGTTACTTGATTGACAGGATCAACAAAGCGAGTCCCTGCAGATACAATTTGACCAGTGACAGCCCTTCCAATATCGGCAAGGCTTGTACCTAGAGAGGGGCCTTCGCTAGATACTAGTGCAGTAATCAAACCCTCAATACCTGAACCTGCCTCCCCAAGTTGACGAGTTAGCTGACCAATAAACTGATCTCCAATTTGTGCGGTAAGCTCGGCAGGAATTTTTTCACCTCTTGAGTGGTGAGCCACAACACGTGCAGCAGCTTTATATACACCATAAGGAAACTCATACTTTTCATCAATTACTGCACCTGTTTCAGGATCAATTTCCTCACTCCAAGAAAGACCTTTTTCAATAAATTCAGACTCTCTAAGAGAAAGATAACTTACAAGAGACGCTGTTACAGCACCACGAGATAAAATCTCACCCATACTTCTATTACTTTCTTTCCCGACAGCTTTAGAAAGAACAGGGAGCACTGCAGTATTTTCAGCAACAAAAGCTACGGTGTTGTTAAAAAAACGACCAAAAGGAACCAATAGGCCAATACCGGGGATGTTTCTTGCGTCTTCAATAACAGCAGCAACTTCTCCTATAGGGCCCTTACCTTTGTAACTTTTTGAAAATACACTTTTGAGTGTCTCATCTACAGCTTTAGCTTCTAGCTTAATAAACTGTTCCGATCTCATCAATTTGTGGTGGTCAGAACGAGAAAAAAACTCATTCCAAGACATACCAAATCCACCGTCATCTTTTGATCTACGAAGGGCAGAATCAAGTTGAGTGACAAATTCAATTGACTTTGTGTAACTGTCTTGAGCCTGTACAAGATGCACCTTTTGAATAGCATCTACTGCTTGTTCTGTACGAAGAGAAAACAAAGAACGTTCTGCATCAAAACCTTCAGAGAGCTTTTTAATATCTTCTACACCACCCGGAAGAACTCGTGAAAGTTCTTTTGTTGCTTCTGGTCTCATTTGTGTGTACTGAAGAAACCTGTCATAGGTAGTATTAACATCAAGAGTGTTTCTGAGTTTTTGATATTGATTTTGCAGAATACTTGACGCAGACAAACCCAGTTCTTTTGATTTCTTAGGATCGTACACAAGAGCTACACCTGCCCGACCGCCTAGAAGAGCAGCACGAGTAATGTCAGAAGCAGACGTTAGTGTAGTTGAAGCAGCATAACCACCTACGTTAAGTGCTGTAGTACTCAAGTTAGCAACAAGAAGACGAATCAAATTATTCTGAAAATCAGGTAAGTCTTTCTCTATAAATCTACCAGCCTTGTTTGCAAGACCTTTTACACCAGATGTTACTACAGGATCAGGAGAGGCAACACTCCCAGATAAAATATACTCAGCGTAATCATTAAAGTTAACCTCAGACTCTTTTTTACCCATCTTACGTGCAAGCTGAGATGCAGCATTACCAACACGCATAGAGTCACGCATCTTTCTTTTAAAAGTATTAGCAAAACCTTCAATGTTGAGTTGTTTACCTTCATTCATAGAGATGCCAGTGGCATTTGAAAAATCATCCAAAAACTTCTTTGCATCTTGAGGGTCAGATTGCTTAATAATATCCCCAATGTAGTTGCTGATTGTGTCATCAGGATTACGGCGAGACCAAGCATAACCTTGATCCATCATAATTTCACCAAGGCCTTTTAACCCAAGCTCGTCGTTCCCAAGAAGCATGGTGATGAAAAACTCAGTGTCTTGATCTGTAAGCTCTTTCCCTCTAACAGTATCTTTCATCCAATTACCTACTGGCGGCAAGTTGGCTGCAGAACCTTTTGTTTCAAGCTCATCTACATACTTTTCGATAGAAGAACTCAAGTCTGTTAGCTTTGCACCTTCTGTTGTAGTTTTTATTGTTTGCCCCGGACGAACAAGGTCTGAAACCCCTCGATATGCAGCAGAGCCTGCCGCAAGAGTTCCCATGAAAGCAAGTCCAGCAACAGCAGAAAGGCCAGTCTGATACGTGTTGTATTCTTCTTGGACTTTTGTTCTCATCAGGCCATCTTGATACAGGTAATCTGTTGATGCAGCAACGGCACCTTCAAAAGTGCCCACGGCAGCAATTTCTTTTAGTGATTCTTTGTTTGTAATTTTTTTTGTTATGTTGTTTCGAACTGCACGATTGAGTACTTCCCGTTTCTTAATATTTTCTTGCACTATTTTTTGGGCGGCACCCCTCTTAACATTAAAAACACGAGTGGCAAACTTTGTGGCTTCTTTCTGTATCAAATCTTTTTCTGCCGCAGACTTGCCTACAGCCTGAGCCATCTTTTTCTGGTATGCCTTTTTAGCCATAATCGTGGCACCCATGGAGCCTGCCTTGAAACCAGAAGATGTAATAACCTTGCCAATACCTAACCCAATCAAGTTAGTCGGATCAAGAACAGCGGAGCGAACAAAATCCCCAACAATAGAAGCCTTTTCTCCTAGTGTTGTATCCCCAGCAATACCTTCCATATTTTCATAAATAGAATAAGCTTTGCCTGCTCTTGCCATGGCATCTTCATCATCTGAGATTTCATTCAAAAAAGAATACTCAGCAACTGCACGAACAGAGTTGCCTCCAGCCACACCCCGACGATTATTTAGAAACTGGTCAACAATTTTTTCTCGGTCTTCTTCTTCATCATAATAAGAACCAAAACGATCAACCATATAATCTTTAATCGGGTAAAAAAATTCATCCTTTACAAGGTCATTTTGAGAATACCCACCCTCCGGTAAATCTTTTTCTGGTGCAATTACTCTCGAACGAATATCAGATAAAACAGAACCGTACCCCTGAGAATTTTCTGCAGGAGAAGTTATCCTTGATCTGATACCGTCGAGAGTTTGTCTGTATTCACTCATGTTATTGACCTGCGATTATTTTAAGGAGTTCTTGTGCTTCTTGTTTTTCTTGTTCTGTTGCTGTTGGGTCAGAAATAATTTTCTGAAGGATTGCAATATCATCACCTGAAGAACTAGGCTCACTCACTTCTGGCACTTGCTGATCTTGTAACTTACGACGGATGGGCGTAAAGAAGGGATCATTTTCTAAATAGAAGTATTCACTACCTTCTTCAAGCATATCCATGTATACGTTAGTCCCAAACAAACTTTCAACCTGAGTTGCAGCAGGACCATCAGGATCACGGTCGAAACTTTCCTTAAGAGTGGTAAGCTCAACAAACTTTTCTGTGTCTTGCTCTTTTGCATCCATAATAGCTTTGTCAAGTTCTCTTGAAACTCGGCTTTTCCAAATTTCTCTGCCTTCTTCAAATTTAGAAGGGTCCGTGGCAACCTGAGGACTAAATTCTATAGCAGGTTCAGGGGTAGTTCCAGTTCCACCATAAGCAACTTTGTACCCCTCTTCGAGAGTAAAGTTTCCAGAAAGCATATCTTCAAAAGAAATAGAAGGTATGGGGGTTCTTTCCCCTGTCTCTGAAGAATAAACAGTTGCCCTGTCTACAATATCTTGACCTGTAAACTTTTTAATTGGTAAGTCTTTTTCAGCCGCCCTTTTCTCTTCTTCAAGAATACTTGTGTAGATATTGTGAGCAGCTAGGGGGTCACTTAGAAGAGCTTCTGCTCCCGGTATAAAATTACCTTCTTCGTCCTTAAGACGACTCCCCAAAGCTTTGACCGAGTTTTCGTAAGTACTACTTAGTTCGTTTCTGCTAGCCTGATTTTTAATAATTGCAGGGATAAGTGCATTTTTTCTTTGCTCCATGAGAATTTCCAAACGCTCCTCACGACGACGAGCGGCATCACGAAGTTCTTTTTCTTCTTCTCTTTTGGCCTCCCGTCTTTCTGCTGAACGTGCAGAGTACTGACCAAAAAATCCTGCTGCAAATGCTGAGTTCATTACATGTTCTCCTTAGCCATCAAACCTTTTGGTTTAGGCTCTTCCATCGTATCTTCTGCAAAATCTTCTTCAGGCATCTCGTCTTCAATAAGATTCTTCTCTACAGGACCTTCCTCAGGCATCATGTCCATTTGCTTCAGTGTCTTCCTAGCTCTTTCTGAGGCAACTGCATAAGTACGGGTTTTCTCTTTTTCTTCCTCTTCTTCATCACCAAAGCCTTCAGAATACTCAATACCAACCTCATCTGCAGTCAGCTTAATATATTCATGAATGACAGGAGCAATAAGAAGGCTTACATCAATAGAGTGAATACCGTTCATCACAGCAGACCTCAAGATACCCTCAACAAGAGTTTGAAGGTCTATACCTGTTTCAAGCAAGTCAAGAGCAGCTGACATACGTTTCTTATCAGTAAGTCTTGTCAGGTGTACTTCCAGAGCCTCTTCTGGATCAGTAATCTCAGGTGGGTTCTCGTAAGGAGCATTCTTAGGTGTTGAAGTCAAAGACTGTCCGGGGATAGGTCTACTAAATACTTTACTCATTTTTTAATTCTCCGCATAGCCTGTGGCTGATAGATACTTTTTAGCTCTTTCTTCTGCGTGTTTCTTTGCAGGACGTAAAAATCTTTTTACGATAACAGCCGCTGCTTCTCCGGGGGTGTTTGTTTCTAGCATTTCTTTGTATGCTCTTTTTTCAGTCCCATTTAACTCAACGTCTACAAGCCAATCTAGCTGATTTTCTATTGAGTAGTCATCTCCGTATTTAGCTTCAAAAGCATCTCTTCTGTCATTAGTAAGTTGGTAAAGTCCCTTGCCTCTTGTCCCATACTTGTTAGGCACCCTTTCTACAATATCTGGGTTAAAACCAGACTCATCGGAAAAATTTAACAAGAAACCTTTGGCAATATGTTTTGGTATACCTCTTTCAACTAACCCATTAAAGATTTTATCTTGAATTTCACCTCTAGGTACCTCTGTCCTTCCCCTAGGCCTAATAGTACCCTCAGGCAGCTCTCCAGTGTCAGGTGTAGCCATACCAGTGACAGAACCACCTTCAACCTTAGGGCCCTCTTCTTTAACACGCTTTCTCATACGTGAAATGTAATCAACAGAGAGTGGTTTAGAAAGTTCGTCTTCAACAGTAGCAGAAATACGAGACATAATCCCTTCTCTTTGAGCTACTCTTGCGGCTTTCTTGGGGTCTTCCGCTAGCCTATCAGCTTCTTCAGATGCCCTTAAGTATGCTTGTTTATACATTAAATTCTAAGTCCTTTATAGCCCTAAAAGAAGCTCTATGCCGTCTTCTATAAAATCATATGTAGCTGCACCTCTGGCCATATCTGCTTGTGCGTCAAGTCGTTCCCGGAACAACTGCATGTCTTTATCAGCAAGAAGGAGACTCAAATTTCTGTCCAGTGCAGACTCACTACTTCTATAAGCAAAATCCATAAGATCACGTTCTCTCTGCCACATATTGTCAATAGCAGTTGTAGTCATGCTATTAGCTGCTTTAACAGATTCCATAAGGGCTTCATTTTCCATTGCAGTATTAGCAGTAGCAATATCTTGACGCCACTTAGCATTAGCTTGAGCAACAATTAGTTTGTTAGAGGTTTCAAATTGCTGTCTCTGTTCTGAAAGACTCTCATTAAATCTAGCTGTAGCGTTTTCTTCACCTGCATTAAACTTAGCAACACCATTCATTTGATCTGCATTGAACCTAGAGACAGTCGATTGCAGGTCAGCAAAGAACTGATTTGTTTGGTTTTCACTTGCAGCATTAAATTGTGCAGCAGCATTCTCAGCAGCTTGATCTGAAAGCATAGAGTTAACAATCTGTTGAGACTTGAAGATTGCTGTTTGTTGTTGGTTGTTAAGGTTTGCCATATCCATCTCAAGGAATGCCTTAGCATTTTGAACAGCTGCTTGTTGCCGATTGTTAAGATTTGCCATATTCATGTTAGCCATAGCAGAAGCATCGGCTATAAGTTTAGCTTGAGAAACATTAAGGTTTTCAATATCTACTGTTTGTGCAAGACGTGCGTTTTCAATTGCTTTTTGCTGTTCGGCGTTAAAGTTAATGTTAGCAATCTCAGAGATACGGGCAGCATTTACTACATTAACTTGCTGAGTATTAGACAACTCCTGTCCAACAATAGCTGCTTCAATTTGAGCGTTAGCTAGGGCTGTTTGTTGTTTGTTAGACAGATTAGCCAGTTCAATGTTCATAGCATTAGTGGTGTTGAACAAACGAGTTTGTTGCTCGTTGGTAAGTTCAATTTCACGCTCACGAAGCTGACTAGAGACGTTGAACAAAGCTGTCTGTTGACGAGCATCAAGAGCACGACCTTCTAAAGCCGCTTGGGCAGCAGCATCCTGCATAAATGCTTGTTGTTGATTGTTCGCGTCAATAGAAGCAGCTTCAAATTCTTGAGTAGACTGAAGTACAGCCATCTGTTGTTCGTTAGAAAGCTCCTGTCCAATAAGAGCTGCTCGAACCTGCAGGTTGGACAAAGCAGTCTGCTGACGGTTGGACAAATTAGCCATATCGACTTGGAGATTTTGAGCAGAGTTTTGAAGACGTGTTTGCTGCTCATTGTTAAGGTTAATTTTGTTAATTTCAGCGTATTTAGCTGCGTTAGCCAAAGCAGTTTGAGTTTTAATATCGAGTGTTTGGCTCTGAAGGGAGGCTTTAAACTGAGCGTTAGAAATAACAACTTGTTGAGAGTTGCTCAGATTTTGACTTTGAAGAGCAAAAGCATTAGAACTATTCTGCAAAGCTGCTTGTTGTCTATTATTAAG